GTCGCCTTGTTGCTTAAAAAACGGCCGCCTTTAGATGAGTTACACGATTTGCATAATGATTGCAAATTATCTAATGCCCACATATCCCCACCCTTAACACGTGGCACAATGTGATCCACTGAATCAGCTGGCCTGCTACAGCTGGCGCATTGCCATCCGTCCCTGTCGAGTACGATGATGCGCAATTTTTTCCATTTGCCACTACCTATTGCTCTATTACTCAATGCCATCCTTTAATCTTGAAATGATCTAATGCTTTACACATAGAACCATATCTATTATTAATGTACTTAATACCCCACTCTACTTGCTTATAACCATCAACAGTAGCCAGGTACTTACTTCTACCTTGTGGTATACCATAATGTGAACCATTACGTGCTAACGGATTCCACCTAGACTCATGGTAATACAGCACATCTAAGCAATAGAACTCATCTATGTTATTAAGCTGTATAAAAGCCCACTGACGATAATGATTTGTTTTATCAGCTGAAACGGAATGTGCTTTTTCAAAGCCTAAAATGTTGGCTAAACATAAGGCTATCCCAATTAGCCAGCACCTTGCGAGCTTCCCCTTGCGGGCTCGCCTTGTGGCTTTGAGAGCCACTGCTTCACTATAGCCTAGCATGCTCTGTCAAATCCAACAGCATAACCGCAGGTCAGGCGGCAAGTCGTGATTCCCATTAGTTCAATCCAAGTTTCATCGTATCCTCCATTTATCATAAATTTCTAGCCCATCTTTGCTTTGATTGAATTGGATGATAATTATTTCTTTCACCATGAGTATGTATCCATTTCCCACCTTTTGTTATGCATTCCAATTTCCAGCCAGCAGCTTTGAGGCTAATTCCTGATTCATCATTTAGAATATAAGTTTGAATTTTTTTGTATCCCAGTTCTTTTGATGCTCTAGCAGCTGCCTGATATAACATCGAACAGGCATTTTTAGCACCATTAGTGCATAAACGGGCAACTTCAATAGTAAAGCCATCATCTGAACCCCTAGCTACAGGTCTGCCCATTATGGCGACTCCTATCAAATCATCATTATTATTTAAGCCAATGGAGAATTTATGACCCACACTTGGTTTGTGATGCCTATGATAATTAGACACAAATTGGTTAGCCGTTTTTAATGTTATTGGCACGATTTTCATATCGACACCCACCCAAGATACTGTGCATCAGGATTATCTTTAAGCCACTGCTCTCGCAGCTTGTTTTGGTAAACCCAATCAATATCAGCCATTTTTACCCCACCCAGTACCCTTGAAGATCAATCCTGGTGCTGAGTATAAACGGCTCATCTCTAGATTGCATTTAGGGCAAATCATTCCACCATCACCCTCTTTATATGTGCGATGCACTGAGCCATAAGTGCCACACTCTCTACAGCTGTACTCATAAGTCGGCATCACTTCGCTCCTATCAAGGCACACGTATGGCAGCCAGCACCTAGGAATTGCCAACTACCACACTTTGTGCATCTGGAAATATCGCTATCTGGTATATGCAACGCTTCGGCTATGTTCTTAACGCCTACTGCGCCACAGTCCATACATTGATAAGCCTTAAATCCATCTGGTGTATTAAAACTCTCTAGCCATAAGAACTCAGTTTTGCGCTTACAGCCATTACATTTGAATTGTGGGTGCATTATGGTAATATCCTTATTGCCTACAATGGCACTGAGTACATACCAAATACTTACCATCGTGCATAAGTCTGTCATCATTACAGCTCATACACTTATCGCCACTTGGCTCTATGGTTATCTTGTCATTTTCGAAACGTGCTAGATAACCTGAGCCATCGATAATTTCAACGTATCCCATCACTCGACTCCCTTCTCGCTTGGAAAGAACCAACTGCCTGTGGCATCTTGCTTAGCCCAGACTGCGTGCTCTTTAATTTGTCCACCACATACATATCCGTAATACGGCTTATTTGTTGTCTTAGTTATTCCAGTTCTTAAAATGTGCCCCTTATCGCAACACACCACTGGTGGCTTAGGTGCTACTGGTGCTTTGAACTCAGCTGATCCCCATTGCACTGGATCTTCTAATTTATTCTCGACCGCAAATACTGCTCCATTTCCAGTATTAGCAACTCGTTGCATTTCTGTGCGGCTAGGTCTTGAACCCTTCTTCGAATAGATGTAATTAGCCAAAGCCCTACCGATTGCGCTGCTCTCTGCAAGTTCGCAAGCAAACTTATTAAAGCTCGAACCAGTACGGATTTCCGATGCCCAACCAGTCGCAACTGGCATTGAATCAGCCGTAGTTCTATAGAGACGAGCCACAAACACAAACTCATCTGGATTAGCATTCGGGCGATTGATAAGCTCTGTCTGAATTGACCCGTCTTCATTATCTTTCCACCACTTCTCTAATCGTTCTTCAACTGTTTCGTAATCTTCTAAATTAAATGCCATCTAGCCACGCTCCTTCATCTTGCATAGCATCTGTTATTGTTTTTGCAATAGCGATGTATCCGAGTGCATCGGTGTAATTGTCCAATACTCGTGAATCCTCAGCCTGTCTGCTGATTTTGACCAACGCCATACAGATAGCAACTTCATTCGGTTGAATTGGATAACCCAGGTAAGCTGTCCAGAGTTCGGCAATTCGTTTATGGTTTTGGATTGGGTGGCCGTAAGCAGCACCTCTAGCGTGCAACGTGTCTGTAACATCGGCAAATAACTTTTCAGTTGTGGTTGTCATAATCAAACACCTCGTCTGACTTCTTCTTTATATTTGTCATTCTTCGGTGCGAATCCCACCCTGCCTGACGACCTTTCCAGTAACCTGCCTGAAATGCTGATTCTTTGATCTTGTACAATACCCACCATACAGCTGATAATCCCATCAATGTATAGAGATATACGTACCCAAATTGCTTTAAGTCCTCGTACATTTGTAGCCCTTCTATGCTCACGCTTTGTGGCATAGGAATAGTGTCTCATCTGTGTACGACTTTGTGGATTATTTTGATCGTTTATTTGATAACGATTAGATAACAAATTATCTGTAGAGTTTGCCCTCAAATATGAATGAACCATCGCCATTAACAGGCACAGTGATAACCTGCACCTTGCGATCCTGTATATAGGCAACCGCAAATCCTGTCTGCCAGTTGGCATAGCCCCTTGTGTAGGCCATACCGCTTGACCTTAAATCTACCATACATCCGACCTCAACACCCCATACAGTACGGCCAAATTGGCCTCTAGATGCCTCTGTAAAGGCCGATTGGCCTAGTCTGTGTGTGTGCCCACACACCACGCTCTTTCCGTGTCTCCTAGCCCCATTTAAGGCCGTTTGACCAGGTATCTGAGATATAGGGAAGGTGTCCCCGTGGACTGCTATCCAGCCAGGTGCAAAGTCAATGCCCTGGGGTGCAAACTTAATGCCTAGTTTGTCATAACCCATAAACCGCTCGTATTGCATCTCTGGCAGATTTAAGAAGCTTGGCAGCCGTCTCTTAATTGATCTATAAAGTCTAATGCCGTGGTTGCTGCCTACCACATCTGTAACGCCAAGATAGGTTAAGACTTCTTGTGTCAGCTGTCGATCATCGTGGATGTTGCCTACCATTTCATCGATCGTGCCAGCGTTGAAGCCACCTAATTGTGGCAGATCAATTTCATCACCAATGCATATCGTGCGATGTGGTTTCCATTTACCCAGGAAACGACCTACTGATTTAACTATTGCATCATTATAAAATGGAACTTGGAGATCACTGACAAACGCTATGCGCTTAATCTTCATCCTCATCTGGAGTTGGGATACGTGGGATAATGCCTTTATCGCCTACTACCCAATCAGGCATAGACTCTGGGCTATCCATTAGATACAGCGCAACAGACTCGCTAAAGCCAGCCTTGCGTGCAGCCTTATACATTTCGTGCTTGGCAATATAAAACACTTCTAGCTTAGATAACGGCTCTGGAGTCTTGCGGACTCTGCGCCTGTTAATCTTCTTGCGCTTGCGTGTAGTTGCCATAATAAAATTATCGCTTACTGATTAAGACAAAGAGATCATCGACACGCTGTTCTAATCGTGTTAATTGATCTTTCATAGATGTTCCAGAATTAGGTTTTAACTCAGCCAGGTATTGTCTAATAACCCAGCGTAGACCCATAAATCCAGTTGTGATTAAAGTAGATGCGCCAACGGCAACAGCCACCCATTCGTTTACGCTCACTTCTTCGGAGTTGCATACCCAAATACACCTGCGAGTACCGCCCATAAAATGGATCGGTAGTCAGCTGCAAAATTGGATGCTGCCCAAGCTGATAAAAACGCACCAATGGTTAGTACGTATGGATTCTTTATATTCATATCTTGCCCCCTAGTAGTGGTATGTCAAACGCTTTGCCGTCTTTGTCGCCTGCCTTGGTAAAACTAATGTGGATGTGTTTGTAATGTTTGTTAAATCCTTTGTATGGCCGCCATCTATAACCCAGGATCTTGCTTGCTATCTTGCCGTTATGGATTACATAAGATATGCGTTTATCGGTTTTCGCACATTCTCTGATTTGGTCAGCCAAATAAATTGACATTCCTTCGGATGTATCCAGCCTAGAATCAATATCAATGGCTCTGACACACCCATCGGTGTCTGGATTATGATCCGATTTTCTGGAACTGTGACGAGCATCGCCCAGCCACCCATCACTGGTAGTCCTGCGATCTGGATACCAGGTATTAATGGCATCTCTAAGCTCTACTCCAGCTGCACATAACCAAGGTTTCATTCAATTTCAATCCAGTTCAAAATAGATTCATCCCACTCAAAAAAACCTTTTTGTGGTTTGGCTATTGGTGGTTGCCAATCATAATTATTATCTAAAGCCCAAGATGGATATGGTTGCGGTGCAATAAATACATCTGCAACAGCATCATAGGTATAGCCAATTCCAGCATATCTTTTGCGGATTTTGTGATTATATGAAGTGCGCTTGCATACTTGCCCACGGAAATTGCCATACCAAGTTTCAGGATCTAATCCCTCTATTAACTCAGTTTCATCTATACCTACAATAACTTCAGTAACTAAATTATTTTCATCTAAGAATGCGTAATGTGCCATTATGCCCAACTCACATTTCCAGTACCAGCAGTAATTGTTGTTACTTTATATGAACCAGATGTGGCTGTGCTACCTGTTAATCCTGCACCGATTGTAATTGTGCCGTCAGTTGTTAAATATCTTAAAATTACAACTCCTGAACCACCATTTCCAGCAGTTGCGTTTGCGCTACCACCGCCACCACCACCTGTGTTAGCAGTGCCAGCAGTTCCAGCAACACCATTTCGGCCGCCTGTGCCACCACCACCTGTGCCACCTGCGCCGCCACTACCTGTGTATCTTGCGCCACCGCCACCACCGCCATAAGTAACGGATGATCCAGTTATTGAACTTGCTACACCAGTACCACCTGCGCCACCAGCAAGTGATGTTCCATTAGAACCAGCACCACCAGTACCACCACCGCCACCAGCACCTTCACCATCGCCAGCTGTAGAAGAACCATTACCGCCACCATAACCTTGATTTGCAGTTCCCGATGCGCCAGTGTTTGCACCAGTGAAACCACCTAATCCACCACCGCCTGATCCACCTGATCCAGGATTATTATTTGTACCACCAGATGTTCTCCAAGCTCCATAACCACCGCCTGTTGAAGTTACTGTGCTAAAAATGCTGTTAGAACCAGCAGTAGGTGCATTATCAGTACCACTTACTTGACCATTGCCACCTGCACCAACTGTGACTGTGTAGTTAGTTGATTTGTTAATTGTTAAAGCTGTTTCTAATGATCCACCACCACCAGTAGCAGTAACGGTACATCTCAAACCACCAGCACCAGCACCACCACCGTTTCGAGTCCAACCATTAAGATTTCCACCGCCACCACCGCCAGCAAGGACAAGGTAATCAACGGAAATTGGTGGCGGAGTGCCGACACTAAGAGAACCAGCAATAATGTTACCGATCATTATGCAATGCCGCCTACTACATACCAAGTATCGGTAGCAGTCTTAATGCAAACTGCTGATTTATATTGAGCAACTGTTGGTGATGCTGCAACTGCACCTGCACTTAATACTGTTGTAGTGCCTGGTGTTACTGCGCTAATTGTGCAAGTGCCAGCACCAATGTTTAATACTGTTAATGCTGTTCCTATTGGAAATGCAACTGAGGCATTTGTAGGAATCTTAAAAGCAATAGCAGTTGCTTTGTTCATTACCTCTAGTACTTGGTAAGCATCTGCAAGCACGGCTGTGTAATCTGTAGTGTTGGCTGTGCTTACCGTGAAGGCAACCAAAGAATTATAATTTGTTGCTGTTAATACATCACCTGTTAAGGCTGGTAAACCTGTTGGCATTTTTACTCCTTAGTAAGATAAAACGTTCTGACCCAAGACCCCGTAATCTACGTTGCCTATTATAAACCCATCTATGATCGGTTCTTGTGTTTGGAAGGTGGTTTTCCAACTGTTTGGCGTTATGGCCATCGATACGCCAAAAATCTGAAGGGTCTTATTAATGGTTGATCCACCTGGCTGGGTGGTAATAACTGTGATTGGGCTAAAGAAATCTAGGCCTAGGGCAGCCAATATCCCTGAGTTATAATTAGCTTTGTATAAGTCCAGGGTTATGGAATCTACTCGGATGGTGGTCTCAGCTCTGCTGGCCACATAGGCTCGTGCATAGTCCAGGGCTTCCGTATCGGTTTGCATCAATAAATCATTCAAAAAGTAAGAATGCAAGAAATATTTATCCACGCTAGCAGTATTTGTGGCAACCTGAGCCACGCCACCTAATCTAGTAATAGTGGCTTTATTGAATACCAGCACATCATTTAGTACCCAGACGGCATCCATATAGTCAATGCCTGTGCCATTGTCGGCAAATACTGTGGGAGTTCCACCTATTGAGCTAGTAGTAACTTTTCGATCCTGAAATACAAACGAGCCATCTGCATCCACATAGACTGCACCATATTCGCTATCTGATACTGTAAATAAGGCCTGTAGGGCTGTTCTATTAGTGCCAGGATCATTTTGTAATGTGGTTAGTCCAGGGTCTATATCACGCATTGAAGATGGCCAAGCAATAGTGTTCAGAATCTGATTGATTCTTGTGCCAGTTAAATCACCAGCTGCTGCACCTGTGACTGTGCTGATCTGAGCATTCTGAGCCAGTCTAAAGGCATCTACAGCCTGAATGGTTGTGTAGGTGACATCCTCAGCATCTTTAGGATACTGGGTAACATAGCTTGTAATAAATCCTGAGAATATAGAGTAAGTAGTACCTGAGTATGTGGCAGTGATCTGCACCTTGCGCATTGGAGTTAATAGATTGTAATAAGGACTTAACGGGTTTTGTGGATTGAAATCTGCGTTGCGATCGACAATACGTAAAGTTAAAGTGCCAGTTTGGAATTGATCGGATAATGCTGTACGGCCACGTCTAGTTTCAATTTTATTAACTTTGTCAGATACATCAACAATTACAGCCACGGAATCGGCAAATACGTTTGTGCCAAAAATACCTGTATCAAAGATCATAGCCTGGGCAGTTGATGGCCCAGTACTAAAGTTAATTATCGCATTGATTGTTGGAACTGGCATTATGGCAAACTACCTGCTGCCGATGTGCTATATCCACTGCGTTGCGCTACTTGCAAACTTTCTGCAATTAGCTGGGAAAACTTGTCGCCTGTAGCAGCTGTATCAACTGTAATTTTAATTTCATTACCAGCAAGATTTGTACCCCCAAATGCCAGGTCTTGTGGTGAATAAGCAAATGATCCAAATATACCAGTACCACCCGTACCCAACGGTGCTCCACCAACCATAGTTAATCCTTCTGGTGCTGGTTTTCTATCGCCAAATCCTGGTATAGACATTCCTGCTGGTGGAGTAAAGACACCTGCTGCAATTTTCTGATTGATCCTGTCAATGAGATAAGCATTCATCTGCTCCATCTTGGCGATCTGTGTGCTTAAACTGTTTGTTGCAGTACCAAACGCTGCGGCTAGTTCAGCGGCCTTCTTAGCAGCTTCCATTTCAGCGTTGATCTTCTTGGCCAGTGCCTCATTGTTATCTAGTATGGCTATCTTGGCTTCTATGCGTAGTTTAGTCTCAGCATCGGTGGCCTCAGCTAATGCCTTCATTAAGCCAATGCGCTCTACATCAAACTTGTCTTTTAGTTTGTCTACCTCAGTTTTGGCTTTAAGTTGATCGTTTTCAGCCTTGCGTAATGCCACGCTATTCTTTAATGCAGCAGCTTCTAGTTTTCTTTGTTGTGCTGCAATACGACCCATAGCAGGTGTTTCTTTGGCTGCACCTGTTGGATATTTACCCTTGGCATTGATTTCGCCTAATTTGCCAAGCAAGTTAAATATGTTTGTGCCTGTTAAAATATCTTTGGCAGTAGTTAATCCAGGTATTTTCTTTAATTCTGCAATTAGTACGCCAAAGCCAGTAATGGTTTTTCCTGTGCTCTTACCCAGGTTTTCCATTTTCTTTGTAGTTTCTTCGATGCTTGTATCTTGGCTCAATGCTTCTAATGCGCCAATAATGCCTTTGCCAATTTCCTCAGATACGTTAGCACTTGCAACTCTTAATAAATCCATTTTGCCTGAGTAGGTGCTCAACCTGGCCTGTGCTTGGCCTGCAAACTTATCATTTAACTCGCCAAGGATTTTATCCATATCGCCAGTCTTGATGGTGGCCTTACTTAACCCAGCACCTAGCCTACTTAAAGCTGTGGTTTGACCTGAATAACCTTTTGCTAGTGCTTGGCTGACTTCAGCAAGTGATTTACCTGTGGCTGCGCTTACATTTAATGCAGTATTTAATGCTTCTTGGCTTAGGGTGATTGAACCTGTAACTGTTAATAAAGATTGAAATGCTGGTCTTAGTTCATCATCTAATACACCGCTAGCCTTCTGTAAATTAGCAATATACATTTCAACGCCTGGTGCACTGAACTGATAACCAGTGTTTTTTAATTGCTGTTCTAGGGCTTTGGCTGCCTTTTCATCAGCTGCAAAGGCATTAACAGCCTTCTTGCTGTAGTTAATTAAAGCGGCTGCGCTAAGGGATACACCTATTGTCCTACCTAGTTTTTGTATTTGTCTTTCAAATGTGTTGATATCTTTGCGTGCACCTTTTAATGCTTTGCCGTTCCAGGTTGCCGTGGCTGATACAAATATATTGGCCATTACGCTGCCTTCTTAATCTGTGTGTTTTTGTTAAAATTATCAGCTGTGCCGTTTATGGCTCGCAGTATGGCATCATAAACTTTCATACTGTCCTCAGCCCAAGCCTTGTAAACTAAACGGCCTTGGGTCTTGCGACCACTAGCACGGACATCTTTTACCTTTGGCTGTTTTGTAACAGGCTCTAATGCAGCTATAAATTGCTGGCTAGCAAATGGATTATTGGAATTATAAGCCTGGAATGATTTGCTACGAGCAGATTTCTTGGTGTATGTGCCGCCTTCTCCGTAAGATGTTCTAAACTCAAATGGTGCACGGCCTTGCGGATTTAATCGGCCTGCTACTTCATAAATTGATCCAGGACGGCTTACGTTGTAAACATATTGGCTAACTTGGAATCCATTTTTTGTAATCTTGTTTTTACCTGGGTTGTATCCAATGCCTTGCCTTGCAGCATTTGCATCATACTTGGGAAATGGTTTATAACTCACATCTCCTGATAATGGTTTAGACCAGCCAGACAAAACATCGCTATTGCCAGGTACATAACTTTTAGCCTTGAATGCAACGCCACGCATTAAGGGATCAATAGCCACACTAATGCGCTGTCGCATATCTTCATCAATTTTTACTAGACCTTTAAGGACATCTTTAACGCCTACGACTTCTGCTGGCATTTTTGATCTCCTTGGCTCTATCTGTCAATACTTGTATGATCGCTAGATACATTTCTGTATCCATATCAATAAACTCTTTAGGCGCAATTCCTGTCTCTACACTTAAAGCGGCAATACTGTATAAAGTAGAATTACGCTGTACTATTTTTTTTCTTCGTCTAATACCTCTACAGTTTCCAGAGTGTCAATAAACTCTGTGCCCCATAAAGGTATTTGCGCACCAGCCCTGCGTAAGCATTCATAAGCAAGCCAGAAGATCTCTGTTTGCCTTTCGTGCTCACGCAAGACTTTGCTAATACCTGATCCGTACTTTAACTCGAAAGCGTACTCGACACCTGGTGTTATCTTGTGCTCTGATACCTCACCATTAGCCCTTGTTATCTTTAGCTTTGCCATTGTTACTCCTTAATTAGAATGCCACCGATGGTGACACTGTTAGTGCGGAGTTCATTGTAAAGGTTACTGAAGAAGATGCAACATCTCCCACGCCACCTGTACCGACTGGAGTTAGATTGTTTACCAATATTGAGAACTGGTAAGAAGGGTTTGCAGCTGATACGGCTGTACCCTTAACTGTGATTGCTGAGACTGAAATGGTCTTGCCAAATGCATCGTTTAGTGTTTGCATTACTTGGCTTGCAGCCCACTCGTTTAAGAAGTCAATAGTAAATGTGCCTGATTGTAGGCCAGCCACAAACTTATGGGCTGTATCTCCCATAGCTGTGACTTCCAACTCATCCACTACCTGGTTAATTGTGACACCAGTTACGTATGCGCTGATATCGACTGATGGTGTTGTAGGTGCAGCATTGGTAGCCAACTTAACACCCACGTTATTATTTAGATATATTGCCACTGTTATTCCTCGTCTTTCTTTGTTT